CATCTACTATGGTATCAATATCATATCTACTTTGAAATGCATCATCAAAGGTAGTAGTGGGCCATGAATTTAGATCATCTTTTGTCATTATTTCTGCAAAGTCTAAACTAGGATTAAAACAGGTAACTGTATATCCTTGTGTCTGAGCATATGCTTTTAATAGAGCAGGACCAATATGAGGTCCGCCCAACAGTAGAGGAGGAATACTTATTAAGGCACAATCAATCATACATGAAACTATTCTTTGGAAACAACGTCAGAAAATTCTTATTTATTTTAGAATCATAGTCATCTAACCAATTTTTACCTTGTTGAATTACTTTCAAATCAGGTTCTAAATGACTCATGCTATTTGCTAATTTTATAACATAATCTTTATATTTTGCAAATTCTCCGTAATCTTGTGTTTTTATTATTTCTATTGCTTTTTGTAACCTAGAACCATAAGATTTTATATAAAAATAATCTGGTTTACCAACATAATTATAATGTGGTATATAATTTCTATATTTCTTGTTTTCCAAGAAATTCAAAATAGTATCAAGATATACAATATTTGTAACATTTAACGCAATATTACACCTTAGTCTTTTCATATTAGGATGATCTTGAAATTTTTGCATAAAGCTGTCAAGGTTCTTTTCAAAAACATTCCATTTAAGTCCTGTTCTTACATATTCACCTTGTTCATGCACACCATCAATACTAAATCGTAAAAAGAATTCGTGACCACGGTCTAATAATGCTTGAATCTTATCTTCAAATTTAATTCTAAAATATTCACTAAAGTACATATTCGTACTAAAACTTATAATCTTGATTCCATCACTTAACGGTTTACTTAAGATTAAGTCAAAAAGTTGATCAAATTCTTTTGTTATCACTGGTTCGCCACCAAACAAACCAAATTCTTTGATGTCTTTATAATGAGTGTCTGCAAATTCTAATATTTTTTTAGATACTTCATCACCTCGATATTTACCAAAATGTTCTTCCCCAATAGGAACATCTTGTTCCCAAAGGCTACTACAATTACTACTGCACATTATACATTTTAAATTGCAGAGATTACTAAATTTAATCTCAAGCATTTCTGGAACTTTTAAAAAGTCTTGGTCTATTGACTTGTGCATTTTGTCACGCCCCATAGCTTGACGGTAACTGATTGCATTTGAATTTTCTGCATCCCAGCACCGAATGCACGTAGGGTGTTGTATATTATTTCTCAATGATTTTCGCTGATCTATTAATTCTGCATGATTGAAAAAGTTTAAATCATTTAATTTTTTATAGTCAGCCCTAGGGCAACTGCGCCACCAACCAAATCCAACATCTATACTATAGGTATACCATGGAAATTCACAATATGTGTTTGAATTCATTAATATATTTATCTATTAAATAGATGCGGTAATACGGCGCTTGCATCTTGTTTGCGTTTTTTATCCAATGCAACTGTTATTTTTTTGAAATATTCTAATGTTTCTGGTAACGGTTCGATGAGAAGTAATTTATATATATGTTGCATTTGAGTTTCATAATTTTTAAACACTGCACTGTTTTTTAAGAAATTCTCATATATTTTATCTCTAGCTGTACTTGGCATTACGTTTACTGCCAAGTAACTTGGCATAGACAATGTAATATAATTAATAGTAGTATTTGGAAATGCAGTTAACAATTGATGAATTTCAATCATCTGATGGATGTTTAGATTTTGCACTACTACATTAAATTTCAAATCAATGTTTTTAAAAGCATGAAATTTTTCTATGTTTTTGAAACAGTCATTGAATGTAAATTTGTTTGTTCCTCTTATGTAATTATATACTTCCCCTATACCATCTACACTTACAATCAATTGTAATTTAGAAATTTTATGCTGTACACTATCTACCCATTCTGGAACTACAGTGCCATTGGTTACAATTAATAATGTAATTTTTTCAGCATTCGGCAATTCTATTAACCTATTTACTAAAGTCTTTGTCTGTGGCATTATTAATGGTTCACCACCTTTTAACTCTAGGTAAATTTTACCCTTAACATTTTTAATATGTAGTATTAATTTGTCAATATCATCATCTGAAAGTTGATATCCATCGAATCCTGTATCAGCATAAAGACCGTTTGCTTGATTAACTAATCCTATTTTATTTAAAAACCTATAATCACTATTCCATAATGAAGAATTACTTGGACCACACATTCTGCATTTTAAATTACAGAAGTTACCCATACTGATATCAATCATAAAATCATGTGGTTCCTGCAATCCGGCTCTATCATAAAATTGTCTTTTACTTCTTAAATTTTTCTTTTCATCATCTTCACACCGTACACATCCTAAGGGAAATTTATCATTTAATAATTCTTCTCTTATTTCAATATATTTTTTACTATTGGTAATATCGCTAAAGGAAACAAACTCAGTCACATGTTCCATTTTTTTCTTATATCTAGCACAAGGTCTAATATGTCCTTGTGGATCTATCCAAAAAGAATTTTTTGATGCGAAGCAATTAATCATTTATATACCATTGATTATCTTGCATTGGATCGATGCTTATTTCATTAATAGCAATATGTTTAGGTTGTTCTATCAACCATTTGATATAACTTGCTGCTACATCAATATCCAAACATTTTCTGTCTGGATGCTTTGTTTGTTTATTACTCATTGTACCAACACTAATGTAAGTGATTTTAGGCTTAATATCCCATACTCCACCTAATGCTAGTGTATTGCAATAATCTCTTAGTGCTTTCTTTTCTGCATTGTACAACCATGCTTTACCATTTTTAACACGATCGGTTGTGCTACCAATACAAATAATATAAGGGTTATGCTTATGCTCAATACAAGCCTTATAGACCTTATCTAATAATACTGTTTGATTAAAATTATGCAAGGCAGAACAAATGATTATTTTGTCGTGTGAAATACATAAATCTGCAAATCTACTTTGATCTTCATTTTTAACTAAATCAAATCCAGTTGTTCTACTAGCGTAATTTGCATCAGGGTATAATTTTGCTAGTGAGTGTGCTAGTCCGTAATTTTTATTTCCAGCTATTAACATATAATCTTCCTTGTAAAAGACTATTTATTGGTTAAATTAAGTGGCAAGATATTTGGTGCCATAGGTTGGATTTGAACCAACAACACACGAATTTTCAGTCCGCTGCTCTACCAATTGGAGCTACTATGGCAATATAAGTTTTCAAGCTGCTAGCTATCTGTCGTTACACAGCCTCGCTAGATTGTCTCGCATAAGAGAGTTTATACTACCTTATAATCGTGTGCGGTGTCACACAGCCAACCCGAACTGTGCTAGATTATTTGGGACTCAATCTTATCGTCTAGCTTGAAATCTGGCGGAAAGCAGAGGAGTCGAACCCCATCCCCGTTAAGAGAACCTGGTTTTCAAGGCCAGTCGCAGGACCATCCCCGCTGCATTACTTTCCATAATTGGTACCCCGCCTCGGAGTCGAACCGAGAGAACTCTTCCTTTTGAGAGAAGCGACTTTGCCAGATTTGTCCAGCGGGGCAGGAATGGGCTTCTCACCCAATTGGCCCTAGACGGACTGTCGATAGTTCTCTTTCACACTATCCTGATTTGGTGCCCTAGGCGAGATTCGAACTCGCACTTGATGGCTTCTTAGACCATTGCCTCTACCAATTGCGCTACCAGGGCATATATGTATTCAACATCCCATAGCCGGGATTCTGTTCTATCCTAACATTAATCTTTGCCACAACCCGAATCAATAGCGCAAGTGTTGCCTGACTCTGTTTGTGTTGCTTGTTGTATCTGGGTAGTTTAACGATAAGTTATACAATGAATTTTGTCAGTTTATTGTTCCACTGCGTCACAACGCTATGATAGTTATACTATCGCCCTGCTTGGTACCCTACCCATTATGCGAACACTTTGGGGTCAAACGGGATAACTTATCTCCTACACGCACTTGCCACAAGTCCCGAACTTCCTCTGTTGCCAGCGTTAGGTCGGATGTTGAAATCTTGGGGTAACCAATGGGGAACGATCCCATTCTATCGCTTTCACAGAGCGAGGTGCTAAACCTTTACACTATGGTCACCGTAACTAAATATCTTTATGTTTAAACCTAATCACAATTCTCATTATAAAAAATATGCTAATCAATCATTAGATTGGTTGACAATAGATACTAAAGAATTATATGAAAAAAATCTAAAAGACAAATATCAACTACTTAAAGATAATAATTGGATTGATAAATCTTTTACATATAAATTTAATTCTTATGGATTTCGCTGCGATGAATTTACTGATAAACCAACCATAATGTTTCTTGGTTGCAGTAATACATGTGGAATAGGATTGCCAATTGAAAATATTTGGCCCGAACTAGTTTCTAAAAATTTAAATATGCATTGTGCTAATTTAGGACAGGGCGGTGGTTCCAATGACACAGCTTTTAGATTATGCCATGGCTGGATAGATATCATCAACCCACAAATAGTTGTTTTGTTAAATCCCCCTGGCATTAGACTAGAAATAATAGATGCTGTTGTTATGCGGCACTTAACTCCTACTTGGATTCATAATACAGTTACTCACTATCAATCTTTTTTGAAGGACTGGTCTAGGGATGATAATAACAATTATTTTAATACTTTAAAAAACAAGCTAGCAATTGAAAATTTATGCAAAGCAAGAAATGTTAAATTTGTATTTTTAGAAAGTGATGAACTCATCCAAATGCAAATGGATTTATCTAAATCGTTGGGATACTTAGATGCAGCAAGAGATTTAGGGCATCGAGGGGTATTGACTCATAAAAAATTTACTGAGTATGCTTTAACTAAAATATAAATTGGTCTGTGCGGTAGGATTTGAACCTACGATTTCTCACTTCCAAGGCGAGTAGATTAAACCAGACTTTCTCACACACAGATAAACTTGGTGGACACATGTGGGATTCGAACCCACGACATCCTACTTGCAAGGCAGGCGTTCTTCCAACTGAACTAATGGCCCATAAATACTGGTACCCAGTGTTGGTTACGATCCAACTACAGCCGCCTTATCAAGACGGTACCTCACCATTCGGTCTACTGGGCAATAAATACATAAATAAAGGTTAACACATGCATCCATATGCCAACATTGCTTATGCAACTTTAAAATTGTCATTTGACAAAGAATTATTTGTCAAAGAGTATGATGAATATATATTTCCTGCTGCTAAACCATTCATCCCGATAACAGAACAATGGCACAATATGCGAAGGCTAAATCCAAAATGGCATATTTTATCAGACAAAAAATTCAAATATTATAACAATAAAATCATTGAAGGTAATTCATCCTTTGACGGAATTACACACCAATGGAATATGATTAATCTTATGCAAGCTGACGGCGACTCCCCGAACGGAGGTGGAGCAAACTGGAGGTATCAAAATCTGAATAACACTAAACGCTTAAAACCACAATTTGAAAATCTTGAGATTGTTAAGTGGATTTATTCTACCTTGCCACATACATCCATAACGGGTATACACTGCGTAAGCATAGAGCCCGGCGGGTTTGCAACTATACACCGCGATGCTCGTTGGTTAGGAGATGGCCCAAACCCTGCTAGCAAAAATGGATATTATAACAATGGATATGTAATAATAAACATTAATATCAGTGATGGGGGCGTTCCGTTATTATGGTGTTTGGATCACGAACAAACTAGCCCTAAACAAGCTAACAATGATTGTTATCTTATTAGCGATTATTTTTTACATGCCGTGCCAGAAACTTTTAGTAGACGCCGACAAATAAGAGTAAGTATGATACCTACTACTGAACTTTTTAATTTAATTGATGAATCCAGTAATGTTGTAATACCTAAAGACTATTCTTTTATAGCTTAAATACTATTATGAAAACCTACAAGAATATTACTCCTGGAGGCTTAAACTTTCACCTATCATTGATTGATGGTGTTTGTTGTATGATTGTATATGATAGATTCTTTTGTGAGTATCAAATACAATATTTTACTAATATCAACAAAGCATTACGCTTTATTAATAATCTTTGATTGGTGGTAATAGTTGGACTCGAACCAACGATAGACTGCGTATGAAGCAGTTGCATTAGCCACTATGCTATATTACCATATTGAAATACACTGGATGTAGCGATGATCGTTACCTCGGCTGAACCAGCCACCCTAGGAGTGCTGTAGTTCTCGTTCAGGCTCAACTACTAACGGCTTACAGTATACTTCAATATAGTCACCATATAGAAACACACTAGCTTGCAAGACTACTATTAACTCCACGGGGATGCCGCTGTCAATAGGTAATGTGTTTTTATATGGTGCTCCTTACTGGTAACGATCCAGTGTCTATACATTACCAATGTATTATAATACCTTTATACTAAAAGAGCAAATTGGTGCGTCCGGAAGGATTCGAACCTCCGACTCCTAAGTTCGTAGCCTAGTACTCTATCCAACTGAGTTACGGACGCATTAATTGGAGTCGCATACGGGTTTCGATCCCGTCTAGTCACCTTGAAAGGGTGATGACCTCACCAGAAGTCTAATGCGACATAATAAAACAGGATAGCATTTTTTTTTCATAAACATTGAAAGTTTTTTTGATTTGCTGTTGCTATCCTAAAACTGGCAGGGGCACTAGGGATCGAACCTAGGCTCACAGATTCAAAGTCTGTTGTGCTACCATTACACAATGCCCCAATAAATTTGTAACACACTATTTCTAATGTGTGTATTAAAGCACTCTACATGGGTGCGTACCCACTTGTCACCTTTCGGCTAGAGAATGCTTTAATACGCTTAGATTTTTCACACTACAAATAGTGATTCATCCCTAAGGCCGCCCATTCGCCCATGTTTAAAGTGCAGGCTAGGATCTCGTTTCCTATACACACTATCTCTCCACTACGCAACTTTATAGCTGCTTCTTAATTAACCCTTAGTATAACAGAGTAGCCATTTACTGTCAAACTCTGTTTTGTTGTTTTTATACAACACAAAAACAAAAACCCCTGAGTACTTTCGTATCCCAGGGGTTGAATAAATTTGTTATGATGTAACTTGTTATTCCGTTCCCCGGGCACCTCTTTGGTTATCATTGCCGCGAATACTTGTAGGATATGATACCGCAAAGGCCGCTAAGGTCTCTATAGACCATAGTCCCGTATGTTTCGGCATGTAACAAGTTTTATTCATCATAGTACTTTATTTAGTCCTGGTTAAAAATTACTGCAAATAACATAGTGTTTTTTGCGTTTATGTGTGTATTATATAGCAGTTTTCAATAGAAGTCAACCGTCAGTTTACCCAAAAGTTTACATTTCACGTATGTATGCTCAAGCTAAATAACTGTCTATGTATCATTGTTTATTGTTTAATGTCCATCGCCCCACAACTGGAAGTTGGGAAAGAAGTGCCGGAGTACATCGTATAGCAAATCATTTAAGAGAACAAGGATGGGATGCAGAGGTGATAGATTTTGCGTCTGCATGGAGTTATGCTCAACTAGAAGCATTAGCTAAATCTAGAATAACTTCAAACACAAAATTCTTTGGATTTTCTCACATGTTTCAAACAGGGGCGCCGGCCAGAAACTGGCCTATTACTATAGAAAAATTATGTGCTTATATTAAGCAAACATACCCTGACATAATTATTATAACAGGTTCACAACATAAACCCAATTTTATGTCCGACCATATTGATTATTCAATCACAGGGTACGGAGAGTACGGGCTAGATGCATTACTAAAATACAAATTTAGCAACGGACCAAGACCTAAATTTGATTTAATAAAAGGTGCATCTGGTCAAAAAATGATTCATTCATTAGAAAGTTATCCAGCACACCCAATGCGTGAACCAACTGTAATATATGAGAATAGAGATTTCATTTATCCAGGCGAGTGGGGCTCTATTGAATTTAGTCGAGGTTGTAAGTTTTCTTGTTCTTTTTGTAATTTTCCTGTATTAGGTGTTAAAGGAGATTATACTAGAAGTGCCGAGGGTTTTAGAAATAATATCATGACCAACTATGATAAATTTGGCATAAAAAATTATATGGTTTCTGATGAAACGTTTAATGATAGCACTGAAAAAATTACCAAATTTGCCAATGTTGTAGAAAAATTGCCCTGGAGACCATATTTTACTGGCTTTCTTAGGGCTGACTTGTTAGTAAGCCGCGCAAAGGAAAAAGAAGAATTATTGCGTATGGGGTTTTTAGGACATTTTTACGGAATAGAAACTTTTAATCATGCCACCGGGAAAATAATAGGAAAAGGAATGCATCCCGAAAAACTACAACAAGGGTTGCTTGATGTTAAAAAATATCTATCAGAAAACAGTAATGATACCTATAGAGGACAAATTAGCATAATATATGGATTACCATTAGAAACAAAACAATCACTCAAGCAAACTGAGCATTGGCTTTTAAATAATTGGCACACTGAGAGTCTAATCACATGGGGATTGGACTTAACAGACAATGATATTGGTACAAGTCATTCAAAACTTTCATTAAACTATGGAAAATATGGTTATAAAAAAGTTTCAGGTCCATATAGCTTTAAACAATTCAAGCAATCATTTTATAGTACACCCGGAGAAAATGTTAAAAAAGACAATGATGATAAAGAAGATGACGTAGTTAATTGGGAAAATGAGCACATGAATCTTGTGTATGCCATGGAGAATGCTAGAAATTTTAAATATAATTTTAAGCTAATTGGTGGCTTTCAATTAGGACAAATCTTTATAAACAAAAATACCGGAGAATCCGCGACCATAGAAGAACGGCTTAAGATGGGCGGGCCAGACATAGACGGGGCATATACAGATTTTCCAAAATTTATAACCAATTATGTTAATAAAAAATTAAGTATTTGATTCAGTCTCAATCTTAGTTCTAATTTTTTTAAGTTCATCATATATTTTTGCGCCTAGCTTCTCGCTAGTTATTCTATGATGATGAAATGGGCCAGCGCCGTGAGCATGGAACGGATCCATCCAAATGTCCTCTTGGTCTAATGTAACAAATGGAATCTTTGTTCTGTAGTGAGTTTTGAATCCTTTTGTACCCAAGTTTGCTAAACGTCTGATGTGTTTAATGTCAGTAGGATCGACCATGATTTTGGTTGGTTTATAAAAGGGAATCCAGTCTGTGCGTGGTTGTAGTGTAGGAAGTTTTACTATGTTTTTAGTATCAGTGTAGGAAAATTCTGTTAGTAGTGTGTCTACTAATATGCATCTATCACCAAATATAGCAATTAATTCTTTAGTAAATTGCTTGAAAAAGTCAATATTTTGTCCAATAACTTCAGCTTGGTCAAAACATCTATGATGTTGAGTTTTAATTAATTCGTCTGCTAACCAACTAAACGGAGAGTTTGGGTTCTTTAGTAGCTTTATCATGGGAGGAACAATAGTAAATGCTTCATTACTAGTCACATATTTTGTGTATAATTCTGCGCTAAAGTTACATACTAATATATCATTGGGGCCGGCGTTTTCTTGGTAGAATTTAATATAAGGAAATTTTACAATTTCATGATATATCCAATAATGATCTATTAATGGCGGACGGTGTCTGATAGAATACATTGTATCAAACACTCGGTTTGCAATTGAGTTTGGTGGGGTATAGTATGACAATAAACTAGGTGACCTAATTGGCAATTTACCTACATTAAAGTCCAGATCATATGGTCTATCATTGTAATAATATTTGTCTATGTCAAATTCGCGGCGAATTGGTGATATATCGACGGCATCCCAAACATCACACGATCCAAAAACAAAAATTTTAGATTTGGGTACAGTATTACTAGCTAATTCCATGTCGTATTTATGTTATTTTAGCATTACTATTAAAAAATGATAAATACTAGTTTAAGGAGATCCATCATGATGGATGAACAGGTTTTTAACCAAATGATAGCTTTTGCCCGAGAATTTAAAGATAATATAAATAACGTAGAAGTAGGAGTGACCCCAGCTGAACTTTCAGAAAAATTTATATATTCAAATATCAATAATACCGGCGATTTATGGCAATCACTTTTTTTAATCGCAGATGAATTAAAATCAATATTAGAGTTATATGACAATTCGGAATCAGGATTTTTCTTAGCATTATCTGATGAAAAAAAAGAAGAAATATTTACATCATTGGTATACTTATCAAATAGCAAGCTGAACATATTAAACCGAATAAAAAATGTAATGTTGGATGGCATTAATAACACAAATTTTCCGGGCATGGAGAAAGATATAGAGATTACCGGCAGACTGACTCAATATTTAATTGATAATAATTTGTACACTGCCAGCGTCACCGCATAAATTAAAGAGAACATTAAAAGGAAATAAATTATGTATTCAGTAACAATTACTCACAATAGACCAAACACCGACACCCCATGGTTTTGGGAAACAGACTTAGCTGATCATGTAACTTATCAAGCTAAATTAGATAGTTATTATAACGGGTATATTACTACATCCAAACGAGATATTTCAGATGATGGATTAACTGTAACTAATATTAATTCGTCGGAAAATAGCGATATTTATTATGATTGCAAAAAAAGGGGAGATGCTGATCCGGAATTAATAAAATATTGGTTAGAGCGTGATAATTATAATTTCGATAATAATATTTTTAGATACATACAGTCTCTTGATTAATTAAATTTGAAAAACTTTGGTTAGTCAATTCACTCACTAATGTTTCAAAATCAGGGAACCCTTCAAATTTAGTCTGTAATATGATTCTATTTGAAGGGCCAGTACATTTGGAAGCATGATATACATCTGTGTTTACTATGTACACATCTCCTTCACTTACTCTTGATTCTTCAATATGATCTATTGATTCATAATCATCAATATCAACATGTCTGGTCAATGAGCCAGAATAGCCATAGTTTGCCAATGTCTCTTTACCTAACTTAGTGACAGTTTCTTCATCATACCATCTTAACCAATCACCCGGATTACATTGTATTGCAATATTAAGTGCTGCTTTACATCTAGTGCCATCTTTATGAATTCGTAGTCCTCCTCCGGGAGCCATGACAAAACCTTTTTGTATATAACGCTGTTGTTCTTTCCAATACTGTACTTTTAATTCAGGATTGCTAAATATTTCTAGGTACTTCTTATTTAAGAATTCATCAAACTGCACGTGTCCATTATCTAAAGTATCCATTCTTTTTAGTATTTCTTCTCTAAAAAAAGAAATAGTCTCGGGTGGCAATTTGCCTAAATGATGATAATGGTTGCTCATAATGTATTAATCTTTAATCATATTTAGCGAATAAATATCATTATGATGAAAACCCCAGCTAAAATAGATTTGACAGATATCAATATTGTTACATTAAAAAAAGCAAACGATCCTAGTCTATTTGTATTTTGGGTATTAGGGAATCAATGTACATATTCTTGTAGCTATTGTCCTGAACGGTTTCATTCTGGTACCTTTAAATATCAACCCACTGAAAAAATACAAAAGTTATTAAAAACTCTCCCTCCTGCTGATGTAATGTTTAGCGGGGGCGAGGCAACATACCATCCAGACTTTGAAAAAATTGTTTTAGAGAAACCTGATCACATCAAACTAAGTGTAATCAGTAACGCATCTAGACCAATTGGTTTTTGGGAAAGAATAACAGAAAAACTACATTGCGTAATATTAACATTCCATTCAGAGTTTGCTAACCTAGATAGATTCTTGGCCACTGCTAATCTAGTATACAAGGAACACAAACGTTACGGTAGAGTTAATTTAACAATGATACCAGAAAAATGGGACTATTGTATAAATGTTTACAATACGTTAATTGAAAACAAAATCCCAGTCATAGCTAAACCATTAGTTGAAAACTTTGGGTCCGGCTCAACTGGATTATTATCCGGCTATACAAGTGAACAACTGAAATGGATTTCAGAAGTTAGTAGCGAAGGTGAAATAAATGATATCATGTTGCTAGATAAGGATAACAATGTCATTCATAATACTAGCGCACCGGAATTATTAAGTTCACACAATACTGACTTCAGAGAATGGGAATGTCATACCAATACTAGTAGAATGTATGTTGATATGGATGGCTCAATCTTTGATACCGTTTGTAAACAACGAACACAGACTGGAAGCATATACACCGGGTACACGTTGCCAACTGAACCAATGATATGTAAACAAAACTTCTGCTGGTGTCATTCTGATATCAATGCTAAAAAGATAAAGATAACTCCTATATGACAAATTACAAATTAACTGAAGCAGATTTGTTATTAAAAAGAATGATGTTATTAGAAGAACATGCCAAACCACACTATCCTTCAACTAGCAAAATGTCAGTTACTGGCGGTCTAAAAGAATTAACCAGTGTTTGGTTAGCTAGAGATTGTAACCCTGTTACAGGCACCCCTCTTCCTAAATTTCGCAGAGATGAAATATCATACTTAGCTGAAGCTGCTAAATTATTAAACAAAACGGTTGATGATATACATTATGCTTACTACGCAATATTGCCACCAGACAGTCAGATTTACCCGCACACTGATGTTGCTCCCTACTATCATTCTGTTAATAGATATCAAGTGTTTTTCAACCTAACTGAAGATAACATTGTCATTCAAGAAGGCAATCTTACAGAAAGCAATAGTGTAGTTTGGTTTGATGCGTCAAAATTACACGCTTTTAAGAACCTATCCAAGACAGATAGCTGGCGCTTTATTGTGTTTGATATTTACAAAGATTAATGTAGCAACGGCAAGAAGATTCTACACGGATCATATTCCCACCATTTTCCGCTTACGCTAGTTCCAAAGTCAAACGATTTAGGGTCGTGGTGGTGATTGTTGTGCCAGCCTTGTCCCCAAGCAAAGTATCCTAGAAACATATTATTTTGCGAGTTATCATCTAATTCAAAATTTCTGTATCCTATCAAACCTTTACTGTGACCGTATACGTTAACTAGATTATCCTGAATTACCCCAATCATTGCTACCAAACAAAATGCGCTTAGTGCTAATTGCCAATTTAACAATGCTATTACTAAGGGAACGCCCCACAACACTTTTAAATGATGATGATGGAACCAAACATGGTTGGGCTTTCTTAATAAGTCCACTGCATACTTAATGTTAACTGGGTTGTTTGCTTCCGTGACTTTATACTGCCACCCAATGAACGCATTAACCTTACCATATATAGGACTATGTATATCTTTTTCTTTATCGGAGTGCGGGTGATGATACCCTCTATGTAGTGCTACCCAGAATATGCTAGCACCTTGTCCAGACAATGTACCGAGGAATAATAAAATGTTTTCTTTCCATTTGGGCAATGTATGTGTCTTATGACTGAATACTCTATGATATCCTACTGCCACACCCAACCCACATGCCAATATCCACATTATAAAAGTAAACCAAAGATAGTATAGTGGTATTAGTCCCAAAACAAAACACGCAATAGTTATTGATCCTAATATTATTGCGGGTATAAATTGAAACCAAAAAGATTTAGATATGTTTTTCATATGCGGTGTTCTTGTTTAAGATAATAACATCTAATAATTGCGTCGGTGCTTAAAAAGCTACGATTGAATAATACTTCCCAATGATTAGTATAACTACATCTAGTTAAGCTAGGAACGAATAACTCATTCACATAAGAATATCGTTCATTTTGATATTTATCCCACAATGATCCTAAGGAATTAAGAGTATAAAACTTTAATCTTTTATTGTTTTCGTTGTGAAAAATAACCCGATCTAGTAATAGCATGATATCATCATAATCAATTCCCAAATATGAAGTACAGTACCAAGCAGGATCCTCATCACTTTCATAGAATGATATTACTGCTTTCAATTCATCATTGATGAAGTACCCATATGCGTGAAAATTATTTAAATTAGTTAAATATATACCATTAAACATTTCAAAACTCAATGGATTTGTACTTTTTAATGTGCCTATGTCCATCAATTCTTTTACAACAGTTTGATGTTCCGGTAATAATTTAATTATCATATTGATCTCCAAATAGTTGTTTATTCAAATCTTCTATATAAATTCCATCTAAACTGTATTCTAGTCTTTTAGTGTGGCTACGATAAAGACTATTGTAAGATTCTATGTTTAACCCCATTAGTCGTTCATACCCATGTGTTTTAGTTTTTTCTATTAGTGTTGGCATCAATGATTTTAGTACTTGATTCTTTGTGCTTACACTAGATAACTTATGCGGTATCTTGTTACTAATAAGGTCTTGTATAACTGGTTCGTTTAAATAATAGCCCATCATTTCGGGAGTATAACTAAACCATTCGTTGACTAATGGAATATCATATTTCATACTAAATCTAATTGCGCTGGCATCTTCGTTTTCTCTAAAGCAATAGTACCAATTATTATTTGTTTGTCGCAGTAGCATTTCACCACCCATTATAGCAGGCGCTTGTAATTTTAGTATATGATGATAGACAGTTAAGTACGCTATTTGTCTACAATGAATGGCTGAAGCAAACTCAAATGCTTGTCCACTTTTATAGAAGTCAACTACATCAAATTCAATTACCTCTAAACTAAGTCCTAAATCTGTAGTTATTTTCTGTGCGATAATCAAGTCATTGATATTATAGTCGTTAGCAAACTTAATAAAAACTAGTCTAGGTTTAATTCCTATATCGTTGAATGCTCTTACTACAATTTCGCTATCAGTTCCACCACTGAACAATATAATCAAATCTTTGCCAAAATCTTTGTATATTAAGTCAGCGGTACGATATTGTTCTTGTAGCCAATTGCTAGTTTTATAATAATCTAAGTCAATGGAACCCACATTTACTTTAAATTTGTCATGTGTGGTTCGTCTATAACCAAATGTTCTGTTATCTATACTATATGTAAGATGATTGTTATGTGTGAAATTCATACATCATCCTTGTATTCGGCTACATATTGCTCAGTGTAGTATACTTCTTTCTTGCCGATTGGTTTAAATTTTTTGTAGATTGCTGGCCAGTTATTAAACAACCCAGATGTTTTACCAGAGGCGCTTCTTACAAACCATTGATAAATGCTATCATTATAGTCATTACAAGTTATCCATCGTTTGTCGTACTTACTAGTTTCTTCTATAGCAGCAGGCAATATATAATGACCCATATAATATTTTGTTCTATGTTTTGGATTAACATATGCTCTGGTTATCATTAATGCTACATTAGTATCTAATTCATATTCATTCCATCCGGCAGAGCATATGAATTCTCCATCTTCTTCTATAACAGAATACTTACCGAAGCCCTCACGGTATCTTCCCTCTTCTAATATATAGAATAAGTTACCCGGAACATTACTATAGTCCGGGTGATAGTTTTTAATAATAGTATTATCCGTTATTTGTTCTAAAGCTGATGTAAGTAAATTTACAGCTTGTTTGTTATTGGTCAAAGAATGGACAGAATGTATTATCATGTGAGTTATATTTAGCAGCTAAATAGCAGATGACTACAATTCCAACTTGGTACTACAAGAGAGCAAATTTGCCAATGGGCAATCAAATTATAAAAGAATTTCAAGATGCATTACCCGCTCTCTTACAGTCGTTAGGCCACAAAGAAAGAACTTACAATCAACTCCCGGATATAAATTTAGTTAAAGAGTTAGTCCCTTCATTATCAATTGCACTTAAAGAAATGAACCTGTATAATGTATGGCATAGAGTATCATTAGTAGCTGCTTGGCCATATAGACCGTTGCCAGTTCACAGAGACGGATCTGCAACAAAAATACGTGAGTATGCGTTAAATTTTCCTATATATGGGTGTGAGTATTCTGAAACTTCATTTTATGAGCAAAAAAAAGAATATTCTAATCTACCAGATATAATCCATCAGCGAGTTAATTTATCCGGGGCAGTTTTTTTAGAACCCAATTCAAAAATAGAAAAGCAACTAGAAAAAGTAGATAGCGTAATAGTCTCAGAACCTACTTGGCTTAAAACCGGAGCATATCATAGTGTTAGTTCAACTAAGCCTAGGATGGCTGCGTCAGTTAGATTTGAGCCGGAACCGTTTGATTATTTAAATTCATTATAATCTAAGTCAGCTTGTATGTCTTGTCTGATAAAATCAGTTATACATACCTTGTGTTTGTTTTTATTAAAACCCCACATCCATATATCAGCAGGAATTAAATCATTCTCCAAACAATATTTATGTTGATGTTTTTTAGCATGTTCAGTAATATATGTTGCTTTGAAGTTTGGTAATATGACTTTAGCACCTTCAACTGCCTGGCAGTTAAAATAATTATAGCTGTATGAAGCACTTATTGGCATAGTTAATGTTTGTGCTAGGTTGTCCCCAAACACTATGCCTGCCCTCAAGCCCGCTAGCATAAATGATTTACTCAAGCTAAAGGCTACTGAATCAAACACACTATCACTTGTATCTAATGTATCCAGTGTAGTTCCATAAAAAGCACAGTCTAAGAATATCTTAGTATTAACACTTTTGCAATGTTCTTTTAATGGTTCAAACCAAGGGGTAATACACCCCTCATGATTTGGCTGACTAACTATTACATAGCTGTTGGGCTTTATTTTATCTATATCAGAGGGCGATATTGCTTTGTAATTATATGGTCTAAGTATAGTATGGTAGAAAGCATAATCTGTATCAAACGCATAAAAGGTATCTATTTTTTTATTCAGATATGCTACTTGGTTTATGATAGCGTCATGTATTCCATTAGATAGTGCCCAGTCTCTTTTAGTCTCGCACCCCTTAAAATCACTTATCCAATCAACCCACAATTTTCTGTACGCAATCAAATCACTTTGATCGCCTTTGTTTTTTATCTCCATCTGAGATAATTTTTCTTGTACTTGACGAGGACAAAAACTATAGACAGCCATGTTAATTATCTACTGCACCAACCAAATGCAATCGGGGTTCTGATGAACAATTCATAAAAGTATGAAAATGTCTAGTATCTGTCCAATATGCGGCACCGGCGGGCATATGTTGTATTATTCCCTTTTTAAAAACAAAGTAGCATTCTCTATTAGTTATTATAGGTATATGTATTCTGGGTGATGAGTCCTGATGCATACTATAGCAAGTATTTGGGCCCACCCACAAAAATCTAGTACGAATTAATTTGTATTTGTTGATTATTTCTTCAAAAACAGTTCCTTTGTACAAAGGATTTAATTCAGAATAAGATTTTTCATTACAATAGTTTTTGCCGGTCGATTCAAGCCATATATCTATACCTTCAGAGCCGATGCGATACTGCAATCCTGATTGCTTCTTATTTGGTATATCCAACCAAACAATATCATTATTAAGTTTATTAAATTCAGTTAATACCAATTCGCTGTCGATTGTGTCAATTGTTTTTATCATATATCAAAATACCAAATAGTAGAATTATATTCTGCGGTGCGAGTGAGTTGTACACGTTGATTTAAAATAGTTTGTAGAAATTTAATATTCATATAAACATCGGGAAATCTATTTAAATCTCCCATATTAAAATCATGTCCGGCTATTTTACCTCCGGACTTAATTTTAGGCAACCAATAATCTATCCATTCTTTATCAGATGGATTTGTATGTGCTGCGTCTAAAAATAAAAAATCAATTTGTTGATTCCAATTTAACATATCCGTTGGATCGGATGCTTGTATTGTTGTGATATTTATGCAATCTTTTGTATTTTCTAAGAAAGCATCCAACGAACATATTGTTCCAATAGCCGGTTTGTTGGGATATATACTGTCATGTGATGTTTCACCAACTTTCCAATTGCTCCACTTATCTATACAATACAATTTTCCTAAAGGTATACTGTGGCTTATTTCCCAACTGCTGCGCCCCAAAAATGACCCAACTTCTACCCCAATACAAGTCTCTGAATTATATTCCGTAAATAATTTTCGTAATACGTGACATTCATTTTCTGACATGTAACCGGGTATAGTGTTCATTTAGTCCCAATCATCATATATCTAGTAAAACTAAAATTTGGATATACAAATTCTTTACTACCAGCGTAATTACAATTACTTAATGGATAATAATTGATAAAACTTTCAAGTGATTCAGTATGTACAGTATGTTCATCATCATGTATCATGTTATTTCCTTGTATAATTACACGCATTCCTTTAGGAAGATTATTAAACCAATCCATAGTATGAAAATGTTCTGAGGCTGTATTAATGATTAAATCACAATCGCCCTTTAAAGGAAAAATAGGCTTAGAGCAATCTTCAGTAAATGCCCCAAATCTTTTTTGAAATTTCCAATTTTCATTAATCATATTTGCAATATCTTTGCAGCTAGGATCTAAGTCAAAACTTTCAATTTGATTTACTTTAAATATACCTCTAGTGAACAATAAGAATGCTGTTATGGCATACCACCCTCCATATATGTGAGTGGTGTCACTACCCCAATTTAATTTTTCTAGTTCTTCGCACAGCCAAATTTTACTTTCAATTTGACTATTTGTGAATGCATCATTATTGAATTCTATCATACGCTATACATGGAATATACTTCATCTACTAATTTTTGTTGTGGGAAATACAGGTCAGTGTCCCGATATGTAAATTGGTACAAGTTTTCACATTTAATTACATTATCAGTTTCGTTAGTTAATAAGTAGTTACAGATGTTTTCTATATTTTTTAATGCAATATCGAACCATTCTAAACTCTTATCTCTACTATACCCTGACTTACCAAACAAGTATATCCAGCTTTCAGCTATTTGTGACAGGTCTTGTCGTATAATAAACTTGTGAGTGTTTTGTAACAAGAAAGGTTCAAACGTTCTATGATTCAATACAACAAACTTATCTAAATTATCCTTAACATAATCGCTATCAAATTTAGTTTGTTTAGTATAATTAGTGTAGGCTTCGTGTGTTAATGGTTTTTGAAAAACACCAGCAGAATCTACAATAGAACGTTGAAACGGTTCGTCAGCAAAATCTTTTCCTAAATGTTCTGCCAGGTCGATGCAATATCTAGTGGCGCCTGATCTAGGAAAAGCGGTTATAATCATCAGATAGCTATCTTACCAATACTGTTAACTATGGAAGCAATTTTTGCGATGCTGCTTACTTCATTGAAGGTCATGCCTTCTTTCATAACCAACTCATCAGTATAAAATTTAATACTACGATTACATTTACCTACAATACTTGCTGATAAGGCATACATGTAGAATTTCTTTTTTGACACCCCAAATGTACTGTTGATACTAGTAAAAGCATCATCTTCAATGTCCTGTGTGTCAGCAAAATTATACCAAGTATTATTTCTACCCATCAACGCTGCTGCTGCTTTAGTTGCTTCACGTTCAGCATCGTGCATGAACAACGGACTATTCATTTCAATTTCAAATGCTAATCCACCGTTGCTTGCTGCTAGTGCTGCTGAATAAGCACAACCGTGTGCGTCAACTTTATCTAAACCATGATTCTCCATGATATACAAAAGATTAGTTTTGATATCTTCTGCGTGTTCAGGGATACTTTCTTTAACAGATTCTAGCCAGTTGCCGTTAACGGTTATTGGGTTTGGCATCATGGTGTCATTTCCTCATAATCTTCCTTACCACACCCGCATTCAGGGCAAACATGATCGTCAGGAAGTTGTTCCCATTTACCTTCGATTGTTTCGTCGTGGACATGGCCACATATTACACAAACGTGTTCCATTATAGTTCTCCTAATTTTTGTTGATATGCTGCTGCGTGACGTTGTTCAACCTTTTGTAACGCCGCAAAACGTTTTTGTGCTTTAGCTAACACTGCCTTAAATTGTTCAGCATGTTCTTTGCTTTCTTCAATTTGATGTTGTGCTTCTTTGTAGGCAAAATCATTACCTTCATTGACCGCAGCAGTTGCCATTCTTGGATACATTGTAGTGAATTCATATGTTTCACCTTCAATGGCTTTTTCTAAACATTCTTTAGTTGATGGCTTACCGATCAACAATTCCAAATGACCCCATGCGTGAAGCAATTCTTGATCCGCAGTATGCTCAAAATGTTTAGCAATATCTTCATTACCTTCTTCACGGGCAATCTTTGCGAAATAACGATATTTGATATGTGCTTGACTTTCTCCTGACAAAGCACTTTCTAAGTTTTTAATTGTAATAGACATGATCTCTCCTTGTGTGTAAAAGTCTCTATGAGTATACTCTACTCATAGATATTTAGCTACATATTTGGGTCAATCTTCTTTTTACGCAATTTTAGTTGCTCTCTGTACCAAGCTACTGCTGCGTCACGATCTTGTTTGGCGAGTTCTTCTGTTTTTTTATTGCGAATATGTTTAATGGTAAAAAATATACCAATCACAATCAATAGTAGAAGTAACACTACATTAATCTTCTTTTATATACAACCCGTTACTACGTTTATCTCTAGGATGATCTATATCCTGATCAAACTTTCGTTCTTTAAGTGTTTTTTCACCAAACACTTTTTCACTATGACATATTAAACATTTTGGATTACCACAATCTAAAGCGTGATGTTTTGCCAATCTGTGCGGTTCTTTAATGAATTTTGTATGTCCCATATGCCCCATTTCTTTAACAATTTTCAATTGTTTATGAATGGCATTGTCATCCTTAAGCAATCTTCTACTATGCTTAAGTTTATCAGTTTCAGTACTCATATTAATGTTTCTTTCTATAATCTTCTACTGCGGCTTTGATGGCGTCTTCGGCGAGGATAGAGCAGTGGATTTTAACTGGGGGGAGGGCGAGGTGTTCGGCGATGGTAGAGTTTTTGAGGGTTGCAGCTTCATCCAATGTTTTACCCTTGACCCACTCAGTGACAAGACTTGAACTAGCAATTGCCGACCCGCACCCATATGTCTTAAATTTTGCATCTGATATTATTCCTGTTAACGGGTCTACTTTAATTTGCAGTTTCATTACATCACCGCATGCGGGGGCACCGACCATTCCCGTACCCACATCTTCATCTTCTTTACCAAAACTACCTACGTTACGTGGATTTTCGTAGTGGTCAACAACTTGCTGTGAATATGCCATTATTTAGCCTCTTTAGTAAACATTGCTAAAACTTTTGCTTGAATGTTTTTAGCAAATTGTGGTTGAGGGAAGTTCCATCCGACGAATGCACCTAAAAATAAATATAACAAAGTTTCTAACATAATATATCTCCTGTACAGTATTTAGTCAGTTGAATTATCTTCTATGACAATCCAGCCCAATTTAAACAAATCTTCACGTATCTCGTCTGTCACTACACTTTCACCTACGTATGCTTTAGCTTCAAAAATTTCTTGCCGTTGATGATTATCCATATTCTGAAATACTTCATTATCTATTGGTTCATCACTCTGTATACCAGTACAGTACCAATCCATGTAGTCGCCTTGTTCACGCATATCAGCAACTATTGCTCCCGCGTGTCTCCAACTACAACCCCATTTTTTACCAGTTAGTATAGGCCATACATCATTTCTTTGAAACTCATTATTACAAATTGATGCGTATAGGTGTTGAGCATATACATTATCACTTTTAGCTTTCTCTATAATCCACTCAGTAGAACGCAAATCATACTCTAAGTTATCTTTACGCCATTCTGGGTCTTGTGACCTTAATTTATCCTGAATATCATAATCCTCATAATGCTGTATGCTACTAATAGCATCTTCATTCAATGGATCTTCTGCTAATTTTTCTCTATACATTTTAGTACGAAACTCATTTCTTGTCGGACTTCTGTTCATTCTTCACCTTCTGCTTGCTATAGAAAATATGATTACCAATACGTGCTACTTGTTTATAAGGCCATAATGGATCAATTGTATTTGCATGAAAGAATAGTGCTGATTTGGGAACAATGTTCTTGTACATATCAAAGACCATAACTTCATACGCAACTCTCATTGCTTGTTTGAATTTTGGATTTGATTTGTTTGGATCACTTTTATCTTCGCAAACCCAACTAAACTGACATACAACATTCTCATTGATAGTTGTTTTTTGATAGATAACTTTGCAAGGTGTTTCGGCAAACCCATGATTAACACGATTCAATACAACTCTGGCGACAGCGGCCTGACCGGGCATTGCTTCTGCCCCTGCTTCATAATAAATATTTCTTGCCATACATGCGATTTGCTTCATATCAATTTTCTTTAGAGTAGGTAACTCAATAGCAAATTGTGTTGGCGAAGGAATAGCCATGATTGTTAAAAACATCATGGTCATTATTATTATTTTATTTTTTAATGATAATAACATAATTTCCTTTCACTGTAGTATACTACAGTTTTGTTGAATAACCAAATGTTTTGGTTATTGAATCCAGCAATCACAGTTACACGTAATTACTTCTTCAATTGCTTGAGCAACTGTAAGTGATGCTGGCATTAATGATACAGATGTATATATTGGATTTAATGTCACTGGAATTAATGCAACATAAGGCGAACCACCTAAACTACCGGGTACGATAGGGCCGCCACCTAAACTATTTGGTCCGCCACCTGCGCCGGGACCAGAAAAGAAACCACTAGGCGTGGGGTCGCCGCCGGGTAATCCACCTAATCCACCTAATCCACCTAATCCACCTAATCCACCTAATACACTACTTATACCTGCAGTACCTATACCAATATCACCACTCGGTACAGGTAAGTTGCCCGGTGTTCCTATACCTAGTACAGCAGCAACTGTTGGGCTGGGTGCACCAAGTATAGTTGGTTCAGTAGCGGTAGTTTCCGGAGTGTTGGTTATTAAATAATTCTGTGTTTCCGGATCAAAATATCCGTTAGGCTTGGCAGCATCTGGATATGCCGGCGCAGATGCTGTGGGAACAGTCTCGCCGGGCGGAACCCAAGTAAGTTTTCCGTTTGCTACCACTTTAGTTAGTGATTCTATGGGGAATGTATCGGAGATAGTAACGTCTTGCATTATGCCTGCAGTGAGTAATCTCTCTTTGTTTCTCTCTGCTCTCATTCCACCTATTGTACTTTGGCCCGAAACTTTGCCCATGTCTGAGATAGCTTCTAACGTTTGTACGGCCATATTTGGTTCTGTTAATTTTGAATACACAGGGATGGTATCTGTAAAACTATATAATATTATTGGCCAAGGATATATATCACCATAAGAAGGTCGTGTTGCCGGTTCGTTGGGTAGAGGTGGACCTTTTAAACCCAAGTTTCTAGCTTTTTGCTCAATAGTTAATTGTGTTCCTATATAGTCCCACATATCATTTAATTCAGTACTTAGGGTGGGATTACTCCCATTGATTGAAACAATCTCAGCATTTGCATCATCTATATATTGTTGTACTATGGAATTCATAGGGCTACCCCAGCCTACTGTCAAATACGGAGAATTTACACCCGTCACATTATGGTCTGTTATTGGAGGATATTCAACTGAAGTGACTGTTGGTACAGATGTAGTATCAGTTCCCGGATTAAGTGTTCCTGGCTTAGCGCCTGTTATTCTCCCATATGTGCCACCACCCTGAGATTGTGCTTCTAAAGGCTCTTGACCAATAGTACATGTAACTGAACCGCCGTTAGAAAAAGTAACTATTGGGCCGGGGGCGCCTTCCCTGAAATAACCGCCGCCTGGTGCACTAACCCTAATCCCTGTAACATGATAATAAGTCGTATACACCGGCGGTGGTCCAGGATCTGTTTGAACTTGATAGGTAGTGTAGGTAACCACGATTACTGGTGCATCCCAAGTAACTGCTAAAAATAATTGTTGATATATTCGCTTTAGTTTATCGGTCTGTAAATTAGTGATAGTGGGTTGAATTCTTTTTGCCCAAGGATATTTTAATCCAGACATACACCCAAAGAAATCAGAATAAGTATATGTTCCAAATGGTCCACTTCCTAATGCTATCAATTTAAGTCCTGCTATTGCTTCAGGCTTATTAGTTGGTATATTAGTGCCGTTAGTTAAATTTAATCCAGCATTGGTAATTTCTAAAGTAGATGTTACTTGTGCAAATTTCTCAATAGGAACATTTTTTATATTTCTTATTTGTTGCATTGATGCAGAAAATGCCCCTGCTGCAATAGCTAAATCATTTGGCAAAATACCATCAAGATATGATCCAAACCCTTCAGGTAGTACTTGAGCAGCGGCAGATGGCATGCTATTGGCTGTGTTTGGTAACGGAGTCCCCGGAGGAATAGTTGTTCCTACTAGTGATTTTATTGCAGGAGATGACAATGATGAATTCAATCCAGAACCAGAAAATATAGGGTAATATGTTTTGCTATTGGTTGGTCCTGGTGTAGCATTGTAAATAGGCACGGTTAATGTTTGATAACTATTTGGGAATAATTTTTTTACATCAAGCAAATCTGCTATTGTTACAAGACCCTGTGTATTACAGTTGAGAGAAACAAGTATCGCAGCTAAATCTACCCCGGTTAGTATTAAGAAAGCTGCATATATTTTCTGTTGTTGTTCTTTAGTTACATTACTATTAGCTGTTATTTGGTCAATTTCGTTAGGGGACAGTCCAACTGATAGCAATGCAACTGACACTGCCGGAGTCATTGCATTGTATTTTTTAAGGGTTGACAACAAGTTAGACGGGTACCCAAATGTAATGATAGTAGATAAATCTAATGACTTTCCTAAATTTATCAAATCTCTACCAAATACTTGTGTAGCTAAACTTACATTGGTTATGTCAGCCGTAGTAAGGTCATTCATATTGCTATAAGTGCCCTCTAAATAATCCAATGAGTTTTGTGATGACATTATAGCACGATTTGAATAATCAATGAATGACCCTGAGGTTATGAATGATCCACAGAAGTCATTGTATTTTCCGCTTAATGCTAACGTATTATTATAATTAAACTCATTATAACCTTGCCACGGATACAATTTTACGTAACCCCATTGAGTCGCTATTCTAGTAGGCGGGGAGGTAGTCCATTGTACAGCCCAATTTGGACTTTCTGTGTGAGTATATGTTTTGGGAGGTCGAGTATTCCCTAATCCAGGTATAGTGTTAGTACCTATATTAATAATATTATAATACACCCCTGAGTTTACTACGCCTCTAGCATAAGCATCATTAATTGAATAGGTGACCCAAAACAAACAAGTACTGCTTATGACTGATCCAAAAGTGTAATTAGTAGCGGTGGTGCTATAACCAGCCGCAGCAACAGTAGGTGGATTAAGACAATAGCCGTTACCTTGGAGTATTCCACTCGTTATGTTAACACCTAACGGGGTTTGTTTTCCAGTATCACTCATGGTACAAATATATCAGGACTGCCTTGGACGATACTATGACCGCAAGAGTTGCCTGACCCTATTCTCAACACGGAACTTCCCTCTGCAAACACACTAGGGCTACCCTGAATTGTAGTCGGGGCATCGTGCGGAGGATGCGGAGGTCCCCAGGGCGCATGAGAAGTCATTTGACTTACATGTAAACCTACAGGAATGCCATTAGCAAATACCGTGCCGGCGCCGCGTATAATTTGCCCGCCGGTTTGATTTGCATCACCTTTCCTACTCAATGCTGTCATTCATTATCCCATAACAATTTTCTTATCTGGCAATTTAATACCAGTAGTTGCTTCAATATACTTATCTTTGATGTTATCATCAGTATTTGCATAAAACGCAATCGCACTAGTATTTAGTGTTACGTTTCCACGCTGTTCAGCGGTGAACATGCTGGGAATCATCTGCATACCCTGTTGACTGGGGGCGATACTTACTGGTTCTGTAATAATAACGTTAGTTTGACCTATTTCTAAAACTTTGGCAATCATTTCTTCACCGCTGTTTAATTTGAATGTATATACTTTTCCTGTTTCCATTAGACACTTTCTGTTAATTTTTGTTTGAGTTCTGTAAACCCACCCACAAGTTCTCCGTCTAGGAAAATTTGTGGAACTGATCGGGCATTTGGAACTGCCTCTAATAATTCTTCTTTACTGTAACCATCGCCAATTTTCTTTTCTTCAAATTGTATCCCTTTGCTTGTTAACAATGCTTTCGCTTGGTCACAATAAGGGCAGTGGTACTTACTCCAGATAACTGCTTTCATATTATTTCCTTTTATAAACTTGGTAGTTGGTCGTAATCAAGTGATTCACTCATTACACCCAACACATAATTAGTTGATTCATTCTCTTGTAGTGCTGTTTGCTTCTTGCTTGTATCACTATGCTTATTGAACCAAGGTATAGGAGTACTCTTTGGACTGTTGCCCTGATACTTAATACCTATCTCTTTCAATGCTCCTACTGCTGTGTAATCAACAAAGTCTTTTAACACATTAGCATTTAATCCAATGACTGGACCTTTGTTAAACAAGTAATCTGCCCAGGTTTTTTCTTCACGTATTACGTCAGCATATAATTGATAGACTTCACTTTCGCATTCTTGCTTAATAGCTGCGAAACGACTATCCTCTTTAATCACTTGATTAATAAGATAAGCAGTCCAGCCTTTATGTAAAAGTTCATCTTGGAGAATTAAACTGATAATGTTACCATTACCAATAAAGATTTTGTTCTCAACCATTGCTAGTGATGTAGCAAATGATACCATAAAGCGGAATGCTTCCAAAGCGTAACTGGCATGTAATGCCATCCAAATTGCTTTAACATGAGATGTTTCTGTAACAGTGTTTGGACTGATCTCTTTAAAGCAATTTAATTGATGTAGTTTTTCATAGTAGTTACCAACACTACTAGCCATATTAATTATTTCTTGTGTGTCATGTATAGTATTGAATACTTCTTTAGGCACATTATAGATGTTACGAATGATATGACTATAACTCTTACTATGAATGTTAGTCTCAAAGAAACTCCAGTTATATATCAATGCTTCAAGTTCTGGTAATGATACAACAGGGGTGAATACTTGACTTGGTGCTCGTCCTTGTAAACTATCTAATGCTGTTTGTCGTAGTAAGTTACTAGTAAAGATATGTTTAACGGCATCACTGGCTTCTTTGAAATCATTCGCATCTTTGGTTAAACTAATCTCTTCCGGTTGCCAAAAGAATCCTCTTGCTGTTTCTTCAAACTTAGCAATCTTTGGATACTTAACTTCTTCAAAACGTTGAATAGTAACTGGGCCCGCAGGGTCTAGAAACATCTTACGACTTAAGTAATCTGTCTTTGTGTTTAGGTTATACTGTGCTTGGCTCATAATTTACAACTTTCGCAATCTTCTTCATTATCAAAATCTATTGGCTCTAACATTGTAGGAAGTTCTTCTGCATCCGCTTTACTGCCTGCCTTATTTATAAGGCTATAATAAAAGGTCTTGATACCAAAGTAATGTGCCTGCATCAAGTTCTTTGCTATCAATGTAGTTGGAACTTTTCTGTCAGTAAAATGTTTGGGGTTATAAAAAGTATTTACAGATATAGCCTGATCTACATAAGCCGCTAATACTGCTGCTGTCTTTAAGTAACCATCACAGTCTTTCTGTTCCCACATCAATTGATACTTGTTCTTTAGTTTGTGATACTCTGGGACAACTTGTGTGAAACTACCTGCTTTAGATTCTTTAACACTAATCAAACTCATTGGCATCTCAATACCGTTTGTTGAATTGATAACTACACTACTTGATTCTACAGGAGCGATAGCCATTTGTGTAGCATTACGGACACCGTGTTCTTTCATGCTAGCACGTAATGTTTCCCAGTCTAATTCTGGTTGAAAGTCTGTTAATTGATTAACACCTTTGGCTCTTAGTTCCCAGGGGAATACACCTTGACCATAACGTGTCTTATCGCTACCTTCACACTTGCCGCGTTCTTTAGCAAGTTCTACTGACGCTTCTGTTAGATAGTATGCTAAATGTTCTGCCCAAATTTTAACTTCGGCTAATGAATCTTTTTCACCATACTTCAAGCTACGCTTTGCATGCCAGTATGCTAGGTTAGTGACACCAATGCCCAATGGACGAATCTCATCGTTGCTTAGTTTAGACTGGATGGAAAGAAAGTCCTGATAATCCAGTATATTGTTAAGACTCCTATGTAGAATGCGACAAGCGCGGCGCATATCTTCGGGATTACGGAAGGCTCCCCAATTGATACTTCCGAGAGTACAGAGAGCGATACGTCCTTCCTTATCGTCAAGTCTCTTAAATGATTTTGTTGGTAAAAGTATTTCACAGCATAAATTACTCTGGTAAATTGTATGATACTCTGGATCAAATGGACCCTGCTTCATTACATTATCAATGAATACTAGATAGATTCTACCTGTATCTGTACGTTCTTTTAGTATTCCACTTTTGAATACCTCTTCGGCATTCATTGTCTTTTTGCGTAAGTCTTTACGCTTTTCGTATTTAGTATAAAGTTCTTCAAAACGTTCGGTGTTGCTATAGAATGCTTCATATAGATCGGGCACTTCGTTAGGGTCAAAGAATGTTATATTCTCTTTGTTCTTAAATCTACGCCAGAAGAAAGCACTAAGTACTACGCCATAATCCATATGACGTACACGAGTTTCTTCTGTGCCTTGATTGTTTTTAAGAACAATAAGATCATCAAACTGATGATGCCATATAGGGTAAAAGACAGTGGCGGATGCATTTCTTATTCCACCTTGACTACAACTACGCAAGTCACCAAACCATTTCTTTAAGAAAGGTATCATACCGGTGTGCATGATTTCACCACCGCGAATGGGTGAGCCTAACGGGCGTAATCTTCCAATCTCTAGTCCAATGCCAGCACGTTTGCTAGCATACTTTGCCATCATCTCTCCTGAAGCAAAGATACTGTCCAAATCATCGTCACTGCGAATAAGCACACAACTACTAAATTGCTTAGTTGGAGTTCCCAGGCCAGCAAGCACAGGGGTAGCCAATGTAAAAAGACCATCACTAGCAGCATTGTAGTATTCTTTGATGTACCTGAGTCTTGCGTTGTTTGGTTCTTCTTTATGAAAGACAGTGGCTGCTGCAACCATGTAGCGAACTTGGGGAGTTTCATAGATTTCCTTTGTGCTTCTATTCTTAACTAAGTATTTTTCAATGAGTTGTTCAATGGCGGCATAACTATATTGTTCATCTTTAGAATGATCAATCAAATCATTCATCTTTTGCCAATCATCTTCAGTATACCATTCTAGTAATTCTTTTGTGTATAATCCAGTCTCTACATTCTTTTTAACGATATCGTAGAGGTGGGGAGGTTCATATGAGCCATAAACGTCTTTACGCAACATACTCATACGTTGCTTCCCGGCTACATATTGATAGTTTGTGTGACCAACATCAGTGTTTGATTCTACGTCAATCAAATCAACGATTGCCCTAAGTGTTATATTATCTATTTGATTTGTGGTAATGCCGTCATAGAAGTGTAATTGAGATTTAATCTCAATCATACTTGGGCTTACATCTGCTATTCCGTTACATACTTTTGCTACTTGTGCTTGCCACTTCTCCAACATTAACGGCTCTTTTTTACCATTACGTTTTAAGACATTTATAATCATTTTACACCTATTATATTTTTATATTTATTTTAGTCATATCTATGTGACTAGCCAATTTGAAATCGTTTAGACTATTACTTATGACCGTATTAGGGTAGTAATTACATATATATTTTGCGCTATCGACCATGACTAAGGCACATTCTTCACTATTATCGTCTATTGCGAGGCAAAAGTCAATGTCTTTGATGCCCACTAATTGTAGTGTATAGACCATTCCTAGGCCCCTAGCGATTTGACAGTAGTTATTTTCTACTAATAAATCCCATGGACCGGGCCAGTTATCTATATCATTTGGGTGCAGATGATGATTAACTAGTGGTGCTTTTTGCCACCAGTTATCTATTGCTAGACAAGATGTTTTTATATCTTTGTCGTCTAAGGATTTTCTTAAGTCGTACCAACTCTTAAGTCTTGCTTCATAGTTTAATTGAAATACATTAGTCACTCTCTACTTATCATTTATTGATAATGATAGAAAATTAGACTGTTGGGTGTTCCACCCAGGATAATGTTTCTTCATTCCAACTATATTGTTTACCATTATCGGGCATTTCTGTGGGTGCTTTCCACAAGCAAGTATCCTCATCTAATACCCAACTATTGTATATCTTAGGTGGAATAAAAGCATCACGCTCGTTATCATACGTATATCCAACCCCAGCATAATTTTTACGCAATGGGGTGCCACCTAATACATGGCGACCACCTAGTGTGTTGTAACTTGTTTGTACCCAGAGACTAGTATCACCAAATAATCCAGTGTCTAGTACATCTTGTTCTACTACAATAACTTGAGTTACTGTACCGTTTTCTACTTTTGCAAAATGACTCATATTCTTTCCTCTTAGTATATTTATTAAAAAATTAAGTTCCCAATATTATTCCATACTTCCCGGACAAATATTGTTCAATTAACTCACATTCGGGTGTGGTTAATGTTCTATTATAAACAATACATTCTACAGTTTGGAAATCACTGTATTCTGGAAATAGTCCAGGATTATTGTTAATGCTTAAACGTCCAAACGACGGTGATCCAGCACCAGTTGTTGATCTAACAATACCATTCGTTCTTACAGTAGTGTTTTGATCTGTGGTTATAAACCAATTGTTTCCATAGTAATCAGTTGAATGATCGGTCATCCATCCATTGTGATAGTATTGTCCAGAATCACCACCTTGATGTCCTGATAACCAATTTGTATCATATGCTTGATATATTCTATTTGACGCTACACCAGCATATCTTGTTACATGTAACAATGTATATGTGCTTGGTAATACAGATGCTGGCCATAATATACTATCACTTGGTGTACCTGTTATTGCTGAAGTTATATTAGTAGAAGCATGTCCGGCTGGGGCTGCTGAGATAGTTACACCACTAATTGTTGCATCATTAAAGTTAGTTGATATATCTATCCATAATGAATCTTCTAGTGATATTGAATTCATATCATACCAGCCAACTAATCCACTAATATGTGTTGGCAATGTGGGGAATGTTATTGTTCCAGAACTAGTCCATTTGTATATCCAAGATAGACCATTGTAGATTACTGTTGGGTTACCGGTAGTAATTGCTTCAGAGTGAGATGCGCTATATTTCATAATTACGACGCCACTTCCGCCGTTATAACCACCATCTACGCCAGCAGTGCCTCCACCGCCCCCGCCACCACCACCAGTGGCTGCTATACCATCATGTCCGGGGCTAGTTCCTGCGCCTTTTCCTCCGCCACCTAATCCACCTTGTCCACCATCGCCTCCGGCTCCTGACCCTATCAATACGCCGCCACCACCACCGCCACCATAGTATTTTACATCACCTTCGGCAATAGTTGAAGATATACCTGCGCCGCCGGCGCCGCCCCCAATGGATGTGTCGCTACTACCGGGTGCGGTTGCACCGCCTCCCCCAGCACTTCTAAACATTGTGTAACTTGAATATATGTTACCACCATCATTGCCCTGACCAGCAACACCATTGCCCGGGAAGTTAAGAGGTATACCACCTCCACCAGACCCGCCGTCATTGCCGTCATTGTTACCATTGGGAGGTCCACCTGCGCCACCACCTCCGCCATATGCTAAGCCAAGAGTTGATGTATCTGGGTTTATTATTTCTGAATCTTCTCCGTTATCACCTGCACCAAGTGCTATTTTAGATGTATTGCCTGCACCACCTGCACCCACACTGATAAGAAATGTTCCGGGAGTATATGTATAACTGTTTAGTATTACGCCACCTGCGCCTCCACCGCCACCATAGCGTGAGCCGCCGCCGCCACCGCCTGCGACTATAAGATATTCAACGGTGTTTAATTCTATACTTGAATTAAAATCTATGCCGCCATCGATTGTTACACCTTCAATATTAATTCTAGGCATAACTTATCCTTTGGGTCTAGATTCAATCCAGAAGCCAGCATCTTCATTCCATTGAAAGAATGATCCTTTTTTAGTTGGCATTGGTAATGGCGGTTCCCATTGACAAGTATCTTCATTTAATACCCAACTATCATATGGCTTTGGTGGGATGAATGCTTTTCTTTTTTTATCGTAAGTATAACTTAGTCCGGCATAGTTTTTTCTTAGTGGTTTTCCACCTAAACTATGTTCTCCCCCATGTGTATTGTAACTTGTTTTAATCCAAGATTTAGGATCACCAAATAAGCCACTATCAATCACATCTTTTTCTATAACAAGAATTTTGACTACTTTATTGTTTTTGTCAATTTTTGCGTAGTGACTCATGTTTTTATTAGAAAGTTATTGAACCTGAACTAGTCCATGTATATATTCTATAACCACCTGTTACATTAATTGTTGGGCTACCGGTAGTTGCGGATGCTGCTCCGTATGTATCTGCATAGCGAATTATAGCGACACCGGATCCACCGTTCATACCGGCGCCGCTATTATTGCCGGCGCCTCCGCCGCCTAATCCATTAGTACCTGCTGCTGCCGGTGTACCACCAAACGGGCCATTTCCACCGCCTCCCAATCCTCCCTGAGACGCAGTTGCGCCGCCTGGACCAAAATCTGCGGTTCCAGAGCCGCCACCGCCTGCATAATAAGTTGATGTACCTGATATAGATGATTGTAGACCCGTACCACCGCTTGGACTCTCACCGTCAAAAGGAGGTCTAGATCCAGCGCCTCCGCCGCCAGCAGCATAGTTGCTATTGACTACTCCACCGTCATATCCTTGTCTTGCAGCACTTATATAAGTTGATCCAGGATATATTCCTTTTCCTGCTGCGGTGCTGCCAGTTTCAACATAGCCGCCACCTCCACCAGAGCCGCCGTTTGAACCCGGGCCGCCGTTGCCAGCAAATGGACTGTTCTCACCATACCCGCCACCACCTCCACCAACTGATGTTACTGTAGTAAATCCTGATCCAGTGATAGATGAGTTTGCTCCATTTCCGCCGTTAGCACTAGATACACCTGCGCCGCCTGCTCCAATTGTTATGGTTAGAGAACTGACGCCGGATACTGATACTGCACTAGCAGTTAATAGTCCCCCGGCGCCGCCACCTCCGCCGGGGTTAAAAATCATTGCGCCACCAGCGCCACCACCAGCAACTAGTAAGTAGTCAATTGTAGTGGGTGTCGACGGTGCTGGTGCAGGGGGCACTAAACTAAATCCACTGCTTAATACCATGCCAGATAATATCATTTTAATAATCCTCTTATGCCGTCTTGAATACTACAAAGTTAATGATCGGTGATTCAGCAACAGCAACTGCCGTTGTGTTGAAAATCTGAATATTAAATGCACCTGCTGCTACGTTTGCGACACTTAATATATAACTGTTGGCACTACCACTACGTTGATTCAGTATAATCACATCAGTTGCTGCCACAGTAGTATTGGTAACAGTAAACAAGTTATATGTATTAGCAGTAGTTGTGGCACTAACTAATGTAATAGCGCCAGAAACGTTACTCACAGTAACACCGGTATTACGATTAGTTAATTGAGTAGCAGCACCAACTGTAGAACTATAACCAAATCCAGTGGCACTATTAACACGCAAACCACCGTCAAATCTACTATTGCCGTTAGCAACCCAAATTGAGTATGGGTTAGTAATTGTTGCATTAGTGTTAGCAACTGGTGCGCCACCTACTAGGAATGTTGCAGCGTTAGTAAATGTAACTGTTGTGTTAGTTGCTGCTATGTTTGGCTGTGCAAAACCATGTATTGCTGCATTCGCTACAGTACTTGCTGCCGCCGCAGTATTATCAGTATATGTAGTGAAAATACCACGCATACCAATATTACCAACAAGACCGGTCGTACTTAATAATATAGCATTACCAATATTCAAGTTAGCAGCAACTGTACCTTGAGCCGTATGAGAGTTTCCTAAAACGTTAGTAGCATTAGAATATCCAGCAACGTTGACACCAGTTGTTGCTACTACAAACTGAGCAGTAGCATTACCCACTGTGAACATAGAGATGTTAGCATTAGAAGTAATAGTTATGTTACTATTACCACTTGGCATGATTGGTATGTTGCCTGCTGATAAGTTACCAGTAAAGTTACCTGTACCAGCAACGTTAGTACCAGTTGCTGTTATAACTAATCTGTTAGCACCAGTTACTGCGATAGCAATGTTAGCGTTTGCTACCATGTTAACGTTACTATTACCACTTGCTAATACACCAACAAAGTTAGCTGCATTGACGTTACCACTGAAGTTTCCTGTACCAGTAATGTTTGCGCCAGTGCCAGAAATAGTCATTGTTGTATTACCAACTGCTGCTATAGTAACGTTACCGTTTGCCGTAGCAATATAAACGTTACTATTACCATTTGCTAATGTACCAATGATATTACCAAAGAAACGAGCATTACCACCAACCATCAATGCATATGAGTTAGTAATTGTTGCATTAGTGTTGGCTACTGGTCCGCCTGCAATATACATTGTTGCAGCATTAGTAAATGTTACAGTAGTATTGGCTGCTGCTAAGTTAGGTGCAGCAAACGCATGTATTGCAGCATTAGCAATTGTTGCTGCGGCTGCTGCGTTGCCTTCAGTATATGTTGTAAATAATGAACGAACACCTAAGTTACCGGTAATTGTTGATACGTTACTGTTACCGGTTGCCACGCCTGATGCAGTAAGCGCATTGGAAGTTATTGCTGCATTAGCCGCAGTTGTTATGATACCTGCTGCTGTGATAGATGCTACGTTTGCAGTACCGGTAACACTGAAGTTAACGTTAGCATTAGATACAATAGTGACGTTACTATTACCTTGAGCAAAAGTATTTGCTGTTAATACATTAACGTTAGAGATGTTACCGCCGGCGCCTGATCCAAGTGTGAAGTTACCTGTAACTGCTAAGTTACCGGCAACGTTAGCAGTACCAGAGATGTTTGCACCAGTACCAGTAACAATTAATATGTTAGCATTACCAACTGCTGAAATATTAACGTTACCGTTTGCAACTGGTATATTTACGTTACTATTACCGTTTGCTATACTAGTTGTAGCAGCAATACCAGTTAATAATGCACCATTACCAATATAGTAGTTTGCTGTAATGTTGGCAGTACCGGTACTTAGTGTACCTGTTACGTTTACACCAGTATTAGTTATAGTTACTACGTTACTAGTACCAGTGACGCTTACTGTTACGTTACCGTTTGCTGTAGATATATTTACATTACTATTACCATTTGCTACTGACACTGCACTAACAGTATTTAAATAGTATCCATTACCAACAAAGTAGTTAGCGGTAATTGAGTTTGCACCAGTAATAGCACCGCCAGAGCCAGTGCCAACTGTCAGATTTGATGCAGCAGCATTTCCAGTAACAGTTAAAGCATTCGCAGCAGTTAAGTAATTAGCACTAATGTTGTTAGCGCCTGATATATTGCCACCAGTACCAGCACCAATTGTCATGCTACCTGATAGATTTGCACCAACACCAGTGAGAACCATTATGTTAGCATTACCAGCAGATGAGAATGTGATATTACCGTTCGCTACGGGGATATTTACATTACTATTACCATTTGCTACAGCAGCTACAGCACCAGCGGTGATGCCAGTTAACTGACTACCGTTACCGATAAAATATGCACCACTTACATTACCAGTAGTGTTTATATTTCCACTACCTGTATTCAATGTTCCTGCTATATTAACACCAGTTCCAGTAACAACTACTATGTTAGCGTTACCGACTGCTGATATATTAACATTACCATTTGCTGATGGGATATTTACATTTGAGTTGCCATTACTGATACTTGAAGAACTGATGGATACAAATGATAGGTTACCTGAACCATCAGTTTGTATAACTTGACCACTACTACCGCCTGTTACTTTTACATTACCAACTGCACCCAATGATACATTAGCAGTGGTTACAAAATCAACTACACCGGTTGCATTACTTACCGTCAATCCAGTTAGTGTACCAACACTTGTGATATTGCCTTGAGCAGCGGTTGTAACCGTACCTGCATATGTTGCATAGTTTGCATTGGCTACCGTACCGGTTATATTTGCTCCTGTTATATTGCTAAGATTGCCACCCTCGCCAATAAAGTAATTAGCAGTAATAGTATTGGCTCCGGTCAAACTTCCACCTGTTCCTGCTCCCAAAGTAACAGTACCAGCAATATTAGCATTGCCTGATGAGATATTACCAGTAACAGTTAAATTACCCAATGTACCTACAGTAGTTAAACTTGATGTAGTAATGCCAGATGCTAATGTACTACCAGTTAAATTAGCAGCATTAGCAGCAATAGCTACATTTGATGCGGCAGTCAATTGACCCTGCCCATTTACAGTAAATGATGCTACATAATCACCGTTGCCATAACTTTGAGCAGTTACTGTTGTATTAGCAATGTAAAATTCTGTTCCATTTAATGCTAATCCAGTTCCGGCAGTATATGTGCCTGCACCAGAGAACTGAACCCAAACAACCGAAGTTGTACCAATTACAACATTTTCAGTTGTTTGCACCCATCCAGTATCTGCGTATGTAGCACCTTGTTGAACGAATATAAAGTCGCCACCGTTTAATTCATTACCCGTATCTTCCCCCGCAGCACGAACAAGAGTTGTAGTATCAACCCAGGAATATACGCCGTTATTTTGTTGTGCAGTCTCATTTTTAACAAGAATACGAGTACCAACTGTTTGTACATTAACAGTGTCAATGAGGTCAAATACACCACCTGAAACAGTTAATGTTGCACCAACACCTGGTTGTGATATATTACCGCCGGCAGTATAAGTAATTGTGCCGCCTGTTATTGTTGCTAAATTAGCAGTAGTTGCTGCTAATGCCGGGGCATGAATATGTAACCCTTGTGCAACAGTATCAACATATAATTTTGTAGCAGCATCAGTTGCTGCATTTGGTTCAGCAACATTGCCTATTATAAAATTACCAACATCAACTTTACCAGTGCCTGTTGGTACTAAGTTAATATTTTGATTAGTACCCGTTGCAGTAATAGTGACGCTTGATGATTTACCAATAATTAAATCAGTAATTACATTTGCATTTGATTGTATGTTACCACTAACTACTAAACTATCTAGTGTTCCAACACTTGTAATATTACTTTGTGCGCTAGCAGTTACTGTGCCGGCAATTAAAGCATTAGCTACTTGCCCAGTGATGTTTCCTGCGGTTATGTTACTAAGATTGCCACCTTCACCGATAAAGTAATTAGCAGTAATAGTATTAGCGCCAGATAAATCTCCACCTGTTCCTGATCCTAAAGTAACAGTACCGGAAATGCTAGCATTACCTGCTGAAAGATTACTAGTTATATTAGCACTACCTGTGATATTAACATAAGCAGAATTGATTGTTAGATTGGCGTTACCAATTGAACCATCGCCGCCGTCAACTATAATTCGTGCGTCATAATCACCACTACCTATTGAACTATGAAAGTCAATGAATGGTGTCGCAGCAGTTGTTCTGCCGGATAATCCCATTTCAATGCTAGGATTTCCTGCATCACTATTGATCCATATTTGATTATCTTGTTGCCATTTAGAATATATGTCAGCGTTACCGGTAATAGAACTCAGAACTGCTAAACCATCTAATATCCCGACGCTTGTAATATTACTTTGTGCGCTAGCAGTTACTGTTCCAGAATATGTAGCGTAATTTGCATTTGCCACTGTTCCGGTTATATTTGCTGCTGTGATATTACTTATATTGCCGCCTTCACCAAAGAAGGAAGTAGCAATAACGTTTCCGGATATATTAGCATAACCTGTTATGTTAGCACCGGTCTCTGTTATAGTTAAGGTAGCGTTGCCATTTGCAGTAGTAACAACATTTCCATCTATTGTAGCAATACTTACATTACTATTACCGTTGCTGATAATTGATGGACTACCTGTTGCATTCCAAGTTAAATTGCCTGCACCATCGGTTGTTAATACATAATTTGCTGTTCCGCCACTAATGTGTAAATTGCCTACGTTACCCAAATCAACATTAGATATGTTAGAGAAGTCTGCTACGCCACCGGTACCTACAAAATTGCTTGCAGTAATATTGCCAAGTGATGTAATGTTTTGAGCATTAGCAATATTGCTTAAGGCTAAATTTAAGTCATCGCCCGCAGGCAATTCATCAATTGTACCATTAGATGCATCAACGATTAGGGGAAAATAACTTGTTGCCATTTGTATATCTCAATTATTATTATGTATTTATCAACTTATAGGCACTGGAATATTTCCAGACCTTCCTACAATATTTAATACACTATTTGTTAGTTGTACTTCTATTGCCCCGCTACTACGTGTATAAACATAGATAAATCCAGTACCACCACTGGGTTTATTGTACCAATTTAGATTACCGGTGCCGTCAGTTTGTAATATTTGCCCATTTGCACCGCCAGTAATCTTAACGTTACCTACGTTGCCCAAATTACTTATATTTGCTACAGTTAGATCACCGTTTATATTTGCACCAATCCCAGTGACAACAAATATATTAGCATTACCTGCAACGCTAGTTAATACATTTCCATCTAATTCAACTGTTACATTACTTGTACCATTGGTAATAGCAGTACCACTGCCGCCACCGCCCCCGGGCGCAAATACACCGTTGCCATATAATATATTGCTACTATTACCATCAAAATTTGCTAAAGCAACATTACCTATACCAACTACATTTGCTACGTCTACTGCAAAAGCAGTACCGGCATAATTAGCATAATTGGCGTTGGCTATTTCACCAATTATATTTGCTGCTGCAATATTTGATATGTTACTACCATCGCCAATAAAGAAATTAGCAGTAATATTTTGAGCCGTGTACCAACTTATACCATTATATGTAAAAGAGCCTTCACTCCATATCTTATCAATGCTAGCAGTAGTAACTCCACTATTCGTAACTGTTAATGCATATGTAGAATTATCATTTATTGCGCTATCTTGTAATGTCAATAAACTAGTTTGACCGGCACTAATAGCAGCACTTGGGTAACCATTAATGTTTGCTAATTGATTTTCAGGTAATGGACCACCGGGTACAACAAAGTTTTCAGTATATACAGCAACATCTTTTACAAAACGGAAATTTGATATTTTACCATTTACAGCATAATCATAGGGCCCGTTACCGGCTAATGCTATTATTAACGTTTGTGGGTTTGGAATTGTGCCACCAGTGCCAGCATAAGTTCCCTGTAATACCCCATTAATAAACAATCTAGTAGTAGTACCATCAGAACTCAATGCTATGTGATACCATTGATTAAGAACAGTAAATGTGTCAGATGAGGTGATACGTATACCATACTGTTGAGTACCAACATCAAAATGCCCAGTGCCGCTTTCATTCCATCTACAGAACCATCCGTCAGTAAAAGCAAAATTCCAAATATATTCTGGTAAATTTAATCCAGCCCAATCTCTTGGATAGAAGAAGCATTCAATAGTAAATGCGCCGTTTTGATCAAACAATGAAGCATTGTTATCAACTGTTAAGTAAGCACCTCCGTATGGAGGCGCAGCAGTAAAGTCACCGTAATATGTTGGTTGGCCAAACACATTTGCTAAACCTACTAACCCGGTATCTACATAATTAAAGTTTACATTACCGTTGACATTAGCGCCATTACTAGTAACAACAAATACATTAGCATTACCTGCTACACTTGTACTTACATTGCCGTTAGCAGAAACAATTACATTACTATTACCGTTAGAAATAGAACTTACAGATATCCCAGTTAGTAGTGAACCATTGCCAATAAAATAATTAGCAGTTATTGAGTTAGCGCCAGTTAAACTACCACCAACGCCAGTTCCTATATTTAAATTACCTACATTAGCATTACCTGATGTGTTTATTGTTCCTGCTACATTAATACCCGTTCCAGTGACAATTACTACATTTGCATTACCAGAAACGCTAGTGGTTACATTGCCGTCTATTGTGTCAATATTTACATTACTTGTGCCGTTAGCAATAGATGAGCCGCTGCCGCCACCTCCACCAGGAGCAAATACACCGTTGCCATACAATACATTTGATGAACTACCATCTATATTAATTGAAGCAATATTACCTATACCAACTACATTTGCTAAATCTACAGAGAACGCAATATTTGCTATATTAGAAAAACTTGCGTAGTTTGCGTTTGATACTTCACCAATTATGTTTGCACCTGCAATATTTGATATATTGCTGCCGTCGCCAATAAAGAAATTAGCAGTAGCATTGCCTAATACATTTATTGATGTTGATTTCCATGCTGATACGCCATCAAATATAAATTGACCACTATTGCCTAACAAATAAGTAGTAACCCCATAGTTAGTTAAAGTAAAATTATAAGATGAATTATCAATTAAAGTAGAATTTTGTAATATTAATAAACTAGTTTCTGTACCAGTAATTGCTGCGCTTGGATTACCATTTGTATCTGCTGCTTGGGTAGCCGTTAATGATGTTGTACTTGGGGTAAAGTTAGATGTGTATACTGCTATACCTTTAACTACACGAATATTGGTTGCGTATCCATTAAGGTAATGATTTCCAGGACTATTTCCAGTATTTGCTTTACCAATTTGTAATGGATCACCATTTACAATAGTATAATCTGTAGTACATGTCTGAGTAGCACCTACTTGTGTGCCATTAACAAAAAATCTTAAATCAGTTCCACTGCGAGTACATGCTATATGATACCATTGTCCAGCATTAAGTGTTATTGGAAATATATAATTAATTTCTGGTGGTGTACCGTTGGTTCTATACCAGCTAAGATACGGGCCACCACCATATGGACCGGAATAATATCTCATCCACCAACTAGAATTAATTCCTCCTCCATTTGCTCCTTGACCTAATAGTATTAAAGCACTATCTACATTGTTATCAAACGTGTTCCAATAATACCATCCCTCTACCGTAAAGTCTCCTGTACCAAATTCATATACTGTATTGCTTGGTGCAGTTAAGTAATCGCTAGTACCATTAAAAATGCCCGCATACGGCGCAGGGGTAATAGTAATAGGAGCAGCATTGCTAATTAACCCGGTGAGTGAGTTATCAAAATATATATTACTTGTTAAATCTATGCCGCCCGTTATGCTCGCATTGCCTACAACACCAAGACTACCGGTTAAATTAGCACCAACCCCAGTAACAACAAATATATTAGCATTACCTGCTACACTAGTTGATACATTCCCGTTTAAATCAATAACAACATTACTTGTACCATTACTGATACTTGACAAATTAGCAGCAGGAGCAAACACGCCATTACCATATAATACGTTACTACTACTGCCGTCAAAGTTTGCTAAAGCAACATTACCCAATCCAGTAACATTTGCTGCTATAATAGAGTTAGCAATATCTGCTACCCTGGATGAATCTACTCTTACACCATAACTATCAGTACCATTCCAACCCATTAATGTTGGATATGCATTAGTCCATATAACAGTAGCATTGGCGTCGTTTATAACAGTACCATTTGGTGCTGTGCCATTTGATGCGTCAAATATTGTATGATTATTACCATACTTTGTCCACATTAACTGACCGGATACTGCATCATTTGTGGTACCAAAATAATTTGTATTATTAGAAGCAAAGGTACCAGAGTAATTGGCACTATTACTATAATCAGAATAGTTACCATATGTTGCATAGTTAGCATTGGCTACTTCACCTGAAACATTAGCACCATCTACACTATATGCTGTACCAGCAAAGTTTGCGTAATTTGCATTTGCTGTAAAATCTGATATTCTTGCTGAATCAACACGTACACCATATGTATCAGTACCACTCCAACCCATTAGTGTTGGAGCATAATATGATGTGTTGGACCATGGCATTGTCGCATCGCCGGTATTTATAACTGTACCAGTTGGTGTTGTTCCATTGGATGCATCAAATACAGTATGATTGTTGCCATACTTTGTCCACATTAATTGTCCGGCTACTGCATCATTTGTTACACCAAAATAATTAGTTATATTAGATGCAAACGTATTTGAGAAACTTGCTAGGTTACTATACAAGGCATAATTTGCATTGGCTATATTGCCGGATATATTACCAACAACATTAGCGCCATTGATGTTTGATAATCCAGCACCATCCCCTGTAAAGAATCCTGTATTAGCAGTAAAGTTTGCTGCTATTATATTACCACTAACATTTAAATCAATTAATGTACCTACACTTGTGATATTAGGTTGAGCATTATCTACAATTATGTTAGCATAGTTACTATTTGTAGAGTATGTAGAAAGATTTGCTGAATCAGCATACCCTGCATTTGTTGCATAGTTAGCAAGATTGGCTGTATTTGCATACCCTGCATTTGCAGAATAGTTAGCGGTATTTGCTGAATCAGCATATCCAGCATATAGTTTAGTCCAGATACCCCAAACACCTGCTTCTTTTTGTCTTACTGTTAAGTATGGATCGCCACCAGCAGTAAATCTATTGATTGCCATCTGCTGTGCATAATCACTATATGGATAATCTCCACCTATGCCAGATGCTACTGTATAAAATTGTGTTCCGCCCGTGTCTGGTCCATTTGTATTACCAAATATATATTGATATCCAAAATTGTTTGGCGTATTAAAGTTATTATAGGTAGTAAGATTAAGACCCATATTATTGAATAGGCCATTAGCAGTAATACCATTTAAATAATTTGAGTTGTTTGCGTTTCCAGATAAATTACCAATGAATACATTAGCACGAACATTGCCATATGTGTTTACCGTTATAACATCAGAACTGTTTGTGACATTACTACCTAATATGAATTCACTATTACTATTGTCCCATCCCATAAATGCTTCAATGGGAGCACCGTTATAGTAATATAATAAAGTACCTCTATCTTTACCGTCGTTTGTTGTTAATGGTGACCCGTTTGCGCTGCCTCCCATCTCAATGATGGGGTCAGTAACATATAATTGTTCTACGTTTACATAAGAGATATTACCACTAACTGTTAAGTTACCCGCAATAAGAGTATTGCCAGTAACAGTTAATTGTGTTAAATTACCAAGACTAGTAATATTAGGTTGTGCTGCATCAGTTACTATATTAGCAAAACTTGCCAAATTACTATATAGAGCAAAGTTAGCATTAGCAACTGTGTTTGAAACATTAGCACCATCTATTGCAAACGCAGTGCCGGCGTAGTTTGCATAATTAGCAGTTGCTACATTACCACTTACATTTGCACCGTCTACTGCATATGCAGTGCCGGCAATATTTGCATAGTTAGCATTTGCTACATTACCTGAAACATTAGCGCCGGCAACTGCAAACGCAGTACCAGCATAGTTTGCATAATTAGCAGTTGCTACATTACCACTTACATTTGCGCCTGCTACTGAATATGCAGTGCCGGCAATATTTGCATAGTTAGCATTTGCTACATTGCCAACAATATTTGCAGCAGCAATATTTGATAGGCCGCCGCCATTACCACTATAATAATTAGCAGTAACTCCGGTAGCAGATACTACAAATACATTAGCAACATTATTGACACTAACAGTTACATTACCGTTAGCAGTTGCAATATTTACATTACTATTGCCATTAAAAATGCTATTAGGACTCGTAGAAATGCCTGTTAGTAATGCACCATTACCAACAAAAAAGTTTGCAACAATTGCATTAGCACCAGTAATAGTTCCGCCTACCGCTGTTCCTATCTGAAGATTGCCAACGTTGACATTACCAGTTGTGTTAAATGTTCCGGCTACGTTCATGCCAGTGCCAGTAACTACAACTACATTTGCATTACCTGCTACACTAGTTGATACATTGCTATTTGCTGCTACGACTACATTACTGTTTCCGTTAAAGATACTACTGCCGCCTGATATTGATAGATTAGAAAGTAAATAGCCATCTCCTGAAACATAATTTCCTGCTACTAAGTTAGCATTAATTGTATTAGCATTGGCAATATTGGCATTGACAGTATTAGCACTAATAATATTAACACTAGAAATATTTCCTTCAACTACTAAGTTTGTTAAATTACCAAGGCTTGTAATATTTGGTTGAGCATGATCAGTTACTATATTAGCATAGGTTGATAGATTTGCTAAGTCAGCAATTCTTGCTGAATCTACTCTTACCCCGTATGTATTTGCTCCATTCCAACCCATCAGTGTTGGGTAATTGTTATTCCATGCTATTTGAGCATTACCATTGTTTATTGATGTACCTGAAGGACTGGTACTATTAGATGCATCAAATATAGTATTTCCATTACCATACTTTGTCCACATCAATTCTCCGGCAACTACATTATTAGTGACCCCAAAGTAATTTGCTCTATTCGACGCAAGTGTATTAGCATAACTTGCTAAATTACTGTAAGCGGTATAGTTTCCGTATGTTGAGTAATTTGCATTTGCTACTTCACCTGATACGTTAGCACCATTTACTGAATAAGCAGTGCCTGCAAAGTTTGCATAGTTAGCATTACCTATATTGCTTAATAATCCGCCGTCGCCGCTGAAGTAAT